CCCTCACATACTGGGTCAAGAGTGAGGAGGGGGAGCCGTGAGGCAAAAGAAAAAGCCCGAAGCGGCGGCAACCGCTCCGAGCGACAAGAAAGACTTACGAACACAGTATAACACAAAACAAGGAGGACTATCAACATGACAATTACCATTAATCTTACAGATCGGGAGGCCGCGCAAGCGTCCAAGGCCCTCACCGAGCTGATCCAGACGTGCGCAGAAGCCGCGCAGACGGATGCTCCGCGTAACAACAACAACAACAACAACAACAACAACAACAACAACAACAACAACAACAACAACAACAACAGCGCCGCGCCGAAGGCCAAAGCAAAGCCCAAGGCCGAGCCTGCGCCTACACCGCCCACAGAGGCGGCACCCGAGCCCGGCGAAGCCGCGATCGACTACGCAGAGCTCCGCGACGCGCTGAAAGCGGAATGCGCGGCAATCGCGCGCGACGGCAAGACTAAAGCCCTCAAGGCGCTCCTCGCGGATTACGGCGTCGAGAAGCTCAGCGAGCTCCCGGACGATAAGATTGAGGCGCTCCGTGCTGCTGCGAAAGCGCTCTGATGGCGCACGCAGTATTAAGCGCCTCGGGTAGTAAGCGTTGGATCTCCTGCCCTCCCTCTGCCCGCCTCGAACGGAAATTCCCGGACCGGGCGGGCGAGGCGGCGCAGGAGGGAACACTTGCCCATGCACTTGCAGAGGCGCGGATCCGGCACTGGCTCGGTGAGATGTCCTTGCAGGAACTGGCAGTTCGTTCGGAGACTATCTTTCGTGATCCTCTATATAGCCCTGAAATGGATGGGTACGTCCAAGCGTACATTGATCTCTGCATCGAGAAGATCAACGAGGCACAGGGCATCGCCCTTGTCGAAGAGCGATTAGATTTTAGCCGCTGGGTGCGGAACGGATTCGGTACGGGAGACATGGTCATCATCGGCGACGGCGTTCTCGAGATCGTCGATCTCAAATACGGTAAGGGCGTCCCCGTCTCTGCCGAGGGCAACACGCAGATGCAGCTCTATGCGCTCGGCGCGATCGAGCAGTACGGCTATATCTACGATTTTGACCACGTCCGCATGTCAATTTTCCAGCCCCGTAACGGGGGGCTCTCAACGCAGCTCATGTCTGTGGAGGAGCTCCTTGCGTGGGGAGAAAGCATCAAGCCGATCGCGGAGCTCGCCTATGCGGGCAAAGGCGATTTCAAGGCGGGCGATCACTGCAGGTTCTGCCGTGCAGCCGCACAGTGCAAGGCTCTGTCGGAGTACAACATGGAGATCGCAAAACTCGAGTTCCGGGACGCCGACCTCCTCACGGACGACGAAGTGTCGTTTGTGCTGGAGCGCGTTGATGGCCTCGTACGGTACGCCGAGAAGATCAAGACCTTTGCTCTCGAGGAAGCGCTCAAGGGGCATCGATGGCCGGGCTTTAAGGTCGTTGAGGGACGCAGCAACCGGAAAATTACGGACGAGGCAAAGGCCGTCAAGCTCCTGCGCAAGGCAGGGTACGCCGATGATGTGATCTACAAGCCCTTGGAAATGCAGACTATCACTGCCCTTGAAAAGCTAGTTACAAAGAAGAAATTCGGTGAGCTCCTCGGGAGCGTCATTGAAAAGCCGCCGGGCAAACCAACGCTTGTGCCGGAGGATGATGAGAGACCGGAATATGATCCGGTACAGTCTGAATTTGAAGTTATGGAGGAAGAAAATCAATGAGCAGAGTTGTTATTAAGAATGTCCGTCTCTCGTATGCGAATATCTGGGAGCCGAAGCAGATGCAGGGCGACACGAACGGAAAGATGCGCTACAGCGCGTCGCTCCTCATCAGCAAGGACGATACCAAGACCATCAAGGCGATCAACAAGGCGATTGAGGAGGCGAAGGTCGAGGGCAAGGCAAAACTCGCCAACAAGAACGGAGTCGTCCCGAAGAATATCAAGCTCCCGCTCCGTGACGGCGACGAGGATCGTCCGGACGATGATGCATACGCCGGATGCTATTTCCTCAACGCCAACGCAAGCGCCGATCATCCGCCCAAGATTGTCGATCGGCGCGTTGAGCCCGTTCTGGATCGCTCGGAGGTATACTCCGGATGCTATGCCAACGTCAGCGTCACATTCTTTGCATTCAATACGCAGGGCAATGTCGGTATCGGCTGCGGTCTCGGCAACATCCAGAAGGTGCGCGATGGCGATCATCTGACCGGTGAGCGATCGGCCATGGAGGACTTTGAGGATCTCGGCGGAGATGATGACGACGATTTCCTCGGCTGATCATAGATAGGGCGGGGCCCGCATGGTTACTCCGTGCGGGCTTTGCTATCGAGGAGCATCAATGACACTATCAATCGACATCGAGACGTACAGCGATCTCGACATCAAAAAGGTCGGCGGCTACAAATACGCCGAAAACGCCGAAGTCCTGCTGTTTGCCTACGCGTGGGGGGACGAGCCCGTACAGATCGTTGACCTTACGGGGGGCGAGGAGCTTCCGGATGATGTTCTCTTTGCCCTTACCGACAATATGGTAACGAAATGCGCTTATAACGCACAGTTCGAGCGCACCGTGCTCAGTTATTTCCTTCATCGCATGGACCCGACTGCACCATTTGAGTTTTTAGACCCCGCAGGGTGGTCATGCACGATGGTACACGCTCTGACACTCGGGCTCCCCGGAAGCCTCGACATGGCGTCAAAGGCGCTGCGCCTCGCAGATGACAAAGCAAAAATGAGCGTCGGAAAACAGCTGATCACGTATTTCTGCAAGCCATGCAAACCGACAAAGATCAACGGCGGCCGCGAAAGAAATCTGCCGGTGCACGCGCCGGAGAAATGGGCACTGTTCAAGGAGTACTGCCTGCGCGACGTTGTGGCCGAGCGAGAGATCCGCCGGCGTCTCTCCAATTTCCCGGTACGGGTGGAGGGGCAGCTGCTGTGGGAGCTCGATCAGTGCATCAACGATCGAGGCGTCAGCATCGATGCGCAGCTCGTGTCTGAGGCGATTGCGTTTGATGCAGATTTCAAAGGGCGCGTCATCGCGCATGCCAAAGCACTCACAGGCCTGCCGAATCCCGCAAGCGGCGAACAGCTCAAACGCTGGATCGAGCAAGAGGAGGGCTTTTTCCCGGCATCAATCACGAAGGATAATTTGCCGGAGCTCATGACGCAGGTGCAGAAGCCCGCGGTCAAAGAGATGCTGAAGCTCAAACAGCTCATGTCCAAGACCTCTGTCAAAAAATACGAAGCGATGCAGCGGGCGCGTTGCGACGATGGCCGCGTACACGGTCTGCTCCAGTTTTATGGGGCGAATCGTACGGGGCGGTGGGCAGGGCGGCTCGTGCAGGTGCAAAATCTGCCGCGCAACTCTATGGGTGAGCTTGACGATGCTCGGGAGCTCCTACGCAGTGGAAACACATATGCGATCGAGATGATCTACGCGCATCCGCTCGATGTGCTCTCGCAGCTCATTCGTACAGCGTTTGTCCCGCGTGAGGGCTGCCGCTTTATGGTTGCAGACTTTTCCGCGATTGAGGCGCGCATCATTGCATGGCTTGCCGGGGAAAAATGGCGTATGGACGTTTTCGCGGACGGTGGAGATATCTACTGCGCATCGGCATCCAAGATGTTCGGCGTCCCCGTCGAAAAGCATGGGATCAACGGACACCTGCGGCAGAAAGGCAAGATCGCGGAGCTCGCCCTTGGGTATCAAGGCAGCATTGGCGCACTCAAAGCGATGGGCGCGGATAAGCTCGGACTCAGTGACGAGGAGCTGCGGGAGATTGTTGACAGCTGGCGCAAGGCCAGCCCGCGCATCAAACAGCTCTGGTACGACGTAGACGCAGCTGCTCTCGAGGCGGTTCGTGAGTGCAGGGCGGTGACCCTGCACCACGGTGTCGCATTTTCGTACCGTAAAGGCATCCTGTTTCTCCGGCTTCCCTGGGGGCGCAAACTTGCGTATGCGCGGCCGAAAATCGAGGTCGAACCCGAATTTGACCGCGAAGGGCTGACCTATGAAGGCTCAGAGCAGACATCGGGCAAATGGACGCGTCTGCGCACCTACGGCGGCAAACTCGTCGAGAACATCGTCCAGGCAATCGCGCGGGACTGTCTCGCCGCTGCAATGACACGCCTCGAAGCGGAAGGGTATCAAATTGTTATGCACATCCACGATGAGGTCGTGATCGAGTGCCCCGCCGATGCGTGCGATCTGGACAATGTGTGCCGGATTATGGGGCGGCCGATTGACTGGGCGCCGGGGCTGACCCTGACAGCAGACGGCTATATCACTGACTACTACAAGAAAGACTAGGAGGACTTACAAATGATTAAATCACAGATGGAGCAACAGCTCAGGGTATTGAAAGAGCTGGATGACCTGATCGCGCGCTCGGACGCAGAGGGCAAGACAGGCACGGCATCTGCCGGGGACGTGGACCACCTGCGCACATACACTGCTGATATGCGGCGCGCATGCAACGCTGCGATCGCACTTGAGACGGCGCTGACGCCGCCCAAAGAAGAAAAGAAAGCAGAGCCGGCGGCAGAGGAAAAGAAACCCGCAAAACGGAAGTCTCGTGCAAAGAAGGTCGAGGCACTGGCAGAGACTCCGCCTACGCCGGAAACTGCCGAGACTGAGGCCGATGATCTCAGCTTCCTTGACTGATGGGAGGTACTTATGCAGATTGCACAAGTTATAATCCCCGAGATGTTCGCGTCATACTCCGCGACCTCTGAGGATTACACCCCCGATGAGCTGATTTTCCGCTGTTCGCGCTGTAAACATGACTTTCGGATCTTGGCCCCGCGCGGCGGTATGTGCGCACCCGTATTTATCAACTGCCCGCACTGCAGGACTCTCATATGCTACGGGATCAGCAACGATGACAATGTCTGGGCGCGCTATGACAAGATTGTCCCGGCCACAATGTGTCTACATCTCTACGAGTACAAGGATTTTGTCAAGCTGGTTGTATCCGGAAAAGGACTGTCTCTGGCTCCGCGGGGCTGGCGTGAGTATTGGAGAGAGGTCTCGTACAAAGAGGCGTTCCGTTTCGATACGCAGCGTCGCAGAACGACATGGAAACAGGAGATTGGAAAAACACGACGGGAAAGAGAACTCTGCGACCCTGGGAAGCTGGTCGAACTCGGACAAGAATCAGTGCTCCGCTATCTCTATTCGCATCTCAGCATTGCAAGCGATAAACCCGAGGTGTTGGAGCTCCTGCGGACGCTCCGAGAGACGGTCCGTGAAAAACTCGAAAAACGCGTAGGGCACAAGGTGTCCTCGCTCTTTTGCCCGGCTGGTACTTCTGCCGGCTGGCTGCTCCTTCCAATCGGTAATATCGCTTATCGGATGGTATTCAAGGATGCGGCAAACCTTCCTGCATCCTTGAGAAAACTCAATACCGGCTCCGTGCCGGGTGTCCCGTGGCTCAACCGTTTCCCTGCGGATTTCGACGTCAACATCGTCCGCAGAGCAAAAGATACTGTTACGGGGCTGATCACCGCCGCCAATCTTCCGGATACGCGTTCCGTGCGCCGGGCACTCACAGATGACACGTTCTGCCTACGCAGACTAGTGTTCCTGCATCAACTCTTTGGGCGTTCCGATCTTGCGATGCAGGCGTTTCCACTGTTTGGTGATCATGATACCAGCGTGCAGCGCGGATACCCGCTCGACGACACTTTGATGCGGCTCAAAGAATTTTACACGGACGCAGAGATCCTGCGCTTCCTGCGCCGGTCTTCCGAGTACGGCGTGCGGGACTCGCTGCAAATGCTTGACCTCTTAGGTGAGGCGTCCTACACAGAGCTCCGGCAACACCCGCCAAAAATCCGTGATCTGCACGATACGCTCGTCGCGCTCCGTAACAAGGAGAAGCACCCGGACTACAACTTTGATAATGAGACCGCGCCGATTCGTCGGCGTCTCGCGATGCAGTACGACCGCATACAGTTTTTCTTGCCGGAGTGCTCCCGCGTGCTCTACGACGCCGGAAAGACCCTGCATAACTGCGTCGGCTCTTACGCCCAAAAGGTACGTAAGGGTGAGACGCACATCGTCCTTATGTCGGATGACCGGGGCAAGCTGGTCGCGTGTATCGAGGTCGCAGACGGCAGGATCAAGCAGGCTAAACTCGACTGCAACCGACCTGTCTACAAAAATCCGGAGATCAATGCCGAGATCATCGCGTGGGCGGATCAGGTGGGCCTTATATATGACCAGTGCGGAGATATAGACGCACTGCCACAGAAGACCGCAGAGGCAATACCTGCAATACCTGCAATACCTGCATAGGAGGGATCAGCATGGGTGGATCCTCATGAGTAACAAGACAGATGCCATCCCGGTGTTTTCGCACGACGCGCGCCTTACGATTGCCATAGGGCGCTCCCGGATGGACAAACACTGGAAAAACCAAGAAATGATGTGGTCGTACTTTGTCCGCCGTCTCAGCGAGACACAGCGAACGAACGAGACTATCGCCGAATACAAGAAGCTCCCCAAGACCGAGCAGAGCCGCATCAAGGATGTTGGTGGCTTCGTCGGCGGGGTTCTCAAGGGCGGAAGGCGCACAGCAGAGTCTGTCGCAAGCCGGCAACTCCTAACGCTCGACGCAGACTTTGCGCAGCCGGACTTCTGGGATCTCGTAATGTTTGCCCTCGAGAGCCCTGCGGCCGTGATCTATAGTACGCACAAGCATACACCGGAAAAGCCGCGCCTGCGTCTTGTCCTGCCGCTCAGTCGCCCGGTATCGCCGGACGAATATCAGGCAATCGCACGGCGTGTCGCGGCGGATATTGACATCGAGCAGTTCGACGACACGACCTATCAGCCGCATCGATTGATGTTCTGGCCGTCGACGCCCGTCGATGGGGATTACGTCTTCGTCTGCAACGATGATGCTTTTCTGGACGCCGATAAGTGGCTCGCCCGTTATGAGGACTGGCGCGATCAATCACAGTGGCCGGAAAGCTCACGCGTGCATGCGGAGATTCGAAGGTCCGCAGAGAAGCAAGAGGACCCGTTGGCCAAGAAAGGCATTGTCGGCGCGTTCTGCCGTACGTACAGCGTCACTGAGGCAATGGGTACATTCCTACCCGGTGTCTATGAGCAGTGCGCAGCGGATGACCGTTACACCTATACGGCGGGCACGTCTGCAGCGGGGGCCGTGGTCTACGATGACGGCAAGTTCCTTTTCAGCCATCATTCGACAGACCCCTGCTGCGGGCAACTGGTCAACGCGTTTGACCTCGTCCGCATTCATAAGTTCCGCGCCCGTGATGAAGACGCATCGCCAAAGACACCGCCCGGACGCCTGCCAAGCTACAAGGCGATGCAGGAGCTTGCGGCGGCCGATGACAGAGTAAGGGTCACGATTGGCGAGGAGCGCCTTGCGGAGGTGCGGCAGGACTTTGACGCAGTGCCGGACGACGGCGAGGCGGAAGATAACAGCTGGCTCAAAGAGATGGACGTGACCGTTATGGGCGGTTACGAGAGCACCGCGAAGAACATCAAGCTCATTCTCGAACATGATCCGGGGCTGAAAGGCTCCGCTGCGATCAACGACTTCGCGCACCGTATTGTCGTGCTGCGTGATCTGCCGTGGCGGCCACGCGAGCGTTCAACCGTGTGGATGGACAGCGACGACGCGTCTCTGCGGAACTACCTCGAGGAGATTTACGGCATACGCGGCAAAAGCACGATCGAGGATGCGCTCAGCGAAGTCACGACGCGCCATGCGTTCAACCCCCTCAAGGACTACCTGCTGGGGCTGACATGGGACGGCATCCCGCGCCTGGATACGGTCTTTATCGACTATCTCGGAGCAGAGGACACGGAGTTCAACCGTGCGATCACACGCAAGACACTCGCGGCGGCCGTCGGTCGTGCGCTCGAGCCCGGCATCAAGTTCGACACGGTCTTGACGCTGATCGGCAAGCAGGGGCAGGGCAAGACCTCCCTTGTACGCAAACTCGCGCACGGATGGCACTCCGAGAGCCTCGTGACCGTCCAGGGCAAGGATGCGATGGAGCATATTCAAGGATTTTGGCTGATCGAGCTCGGCGAGCTGGCCGCGATCCGTAAGGCGGATTTCGAGCTGGTCAAGCAGTTCATCTCCAAACAGGAGGATTCGTTTCGTGCCGCTTACGGGCGCCGGACAGAGCGGTATCCGCGTCAGTGCATCTTCATCGCAACCACGAATATCGCGGACTTTATCCGTGATCAGACGGGCGGTCGCAGATGGTGGCCGATGCAGGTGGACAAAGAGCGGCAACGCATGTCCCATTTTGAGGAGCTTACGGATGAGGTTGTGGGGCAAATATGGGCGGAGGCCGTCGACGCCTTCAAGGGCGGTGAGCCGCTACATCTGAGCGATCGCATGGAGGCGATTGCGAGGGAACTGCAGGCGGCGCATACAGATGAGAGCCCCTTGGCGGGGTTGATCTACGACTTCGTGGATCGGCCGCTGCCGGGGAACTGGGCAAAGCTGGATCTCGGAGAGCGCCGCGACTTCATCCACGGTGACGGACTGGATATGCCTAAGGGGACCGTGCTGCGTGACCGTGTCTGTGCGTTAGAGGTGTGGGTGGAGCTCCTGAACGGCGATCCCAAAAAACTAACTCGAACGCAATCAATAGAAATCAATGATGTTTTGCGGAAGATGAAAGGCTGGGAACAACCGCTTGGAGGCATCCGATTTCCACACTACGGAGTCCAAAAAGGCTTTTTTCGGAAGAAATGAACTTAGATCTGTAACTTTGAGAAAGTTACACGGAGGCAGAAAGTTACATTTGATGAAATTGAAATTAAGAAAAATGTAACTTTGTAACTTTGAGTAACTTTCTAAAGTTACAGGGTAATCCTTAGAAAATCAAGGAGATAGAGTATATGTAACTTTGTAACTTTGTTTGTATAGAGATATTTAGAAATAAAGATATATACCCCTATATTTCCTTATTTCTAAAAAAGTGTACGCGCATGTGCGCGCGCGTAACAGGTTACAAACGGTTTGTCAAGAGGCAAAGGAGGAAAAATGAAAAATTTTTTATCCGGGCTTTTTCGATCCGATGAATCAATATCGGAAAAAAAAGTCGAACGAAATTTCGTGAAGGCGGTCAAAGAGCACGGGGGGCTCGCGATGAAATTCGTTTCCCCGGGGCGCGTCGGCGTGCCCGATCGCATCGTGCTTCTCCCGGGAGGGCGCGCGGTCTTCGCGGAGATCAAGCGCCCTGGCGGGCATCTGCGGAAATCGCAGGAGATCGCCTGCCGGGAGATCCGCGCAAAGGGGTTCCCGGTCTGCGTGATTCGCACGGACGCCGACATCCAGTTTTTCTGTGAGTACTTCCTGAATGGCTAAGGAATTTACGCCGCGCCCGTATCAACGGTACGCGATCCAGCGCATCATCGACACGCCTACCGTCGCTCTCCTGCTGGATATGGGCATGGGCAAGACGGTATCGACGCTGACCGCGATTAACGAGCTGATGTATGACCGCTTTGCCGTGCGCAAAGTGCTTGTGATCGCCCCGCTGCGTGTGGCCTTAAGTACCTGGCGCGATGAGTGCGAGACCTGGGCGCATACGCAAAACCTGCGTATCTCCATTGCTGTCGGTGATATGGCGACGCGGGAGGCGGCATTGCGGGCAGACGCAGACATCTACATCATCAACCGTGATGTCGTTAAGTGGCTGGTCGGTTATTACCGTGACAAGTGGCCGTTTGACATGGTCGTGATCGACGAGTCGAGCAGTTTCAAAAACCCTGCATCGCAGCGTTTCAAGGCGCTGCGGAAAGTGCGGCCGCTGATTCGCCGTGTCGTACTTTTGACCGGGACACCCGCCCCCAATGGTCTGATGGATCTTTGGAGTCAGCTGTATCTCCTGGATCGCGGCGAGCGTCTCGGCAGAACGTTGACGGAGTACCGCGAGCGGTATTTTCGTCCCGGACAGCAGAGCGGCTATGTCGTGTACAGTTACGATCTGCGCCCGGGCGCCGACAAAGAGATATTTCGCAAAATCAGTGACATCTGCGTCAGCATGAAAAGCGAGGACTATCTCACCTTACCGCCATTGATGCAGAACATCGTTAAGGTACAGCTGCCGGATGAAGCGTTGGAGCGATATCGCGAGATGGAGAAGGAGCTTGTGTTGAGCATCGGGGATGCAGATGTTACGGCGGTATCCGCTGCCGCGCTGACAAACAAGCTGCTGCAGATGGCCAACGGCGCGGTCTACGACGCGGAGGGTGATGTTGTACGGATCCATGACGCAAAACTTGAGGCGCTGGACGAGATCATCTCCTGCAACGAGGGCAAGAGTGTCATGGTGATCTACAGCTACCGGCATGACCTTGAGCGCCTGCGGAAGAAATATCCGAAAGCGCGGGAACTCAAAACCGCGGACGATATTCGCGATTGGAACGCTGGACGCATACCGCTCCTTTTGGTGCATCCGCAGAGCGCGGGGCACGGGCTGAATCTACAGCATGGCGGGCACATCGTCGTCTGGTACGGACTGACGTGGAGCCTCGAGGCGTATCAGCAGACCAATAAGCGCCTGCATCGTCCGGGACAGACGGAGTCTGTGATGCTGCATCATCTTGTCGCCAAGGGGACGATCGACGAGGACGTGATGCGGGCACTGGAGGGCAAGGCTGCAGGACAGGAGAGTATGCTGGATGCGGTCAAAGCAAGGATAGAGCGCTACAAGGCGCGATAAGGCGCGATAAGGAGGACTACGAAATGTTGATTTTTATGAAAAATGTCAAGAAGTTTTTGAACACGGAGGGCACGTCGATTCGCGCGATTCACTACAGTGCGGGGCGTGCGTATGCTTCGGATAATCACAGCTGTATCTGGGTGGAGGATGCATCCGGTCGTGAGGGTGTTTTTGACACGGTGCACAGTGTCATGGTCGAAGGAGCAGTGCTTCCGGACTACGGTAAGCTCCTGCCGCCAATGCGCGGCGATGAACCGTATGCGACCGTCGGCGTCGACAAACTCGCGGAGTTCCTCGCGGTGCTGAAGGCGGTGAACGCGTGTACTCCGAAACGGTTGATTGCGGGGCTGTTGCTTGTGTGGCACGCGGATGGGCTTAGGATGTATGCGCGTGACAATGATCTGCGTATAGAGTACAGCCTTTCGGGTAAAACGGAGAATCTTACCGAGGAGCAGGGCTTTTATGCAGCTTTCGATGGGCGGCGTCTCTTTGATATCATGGATTACTTCCGCCAGCGCAAAGCCCCTGTACGGTTCTATCCCCCAAGGCGAAAGCACGCTCCGCTGCGTATGGATGTGGATGCGGATGCGATTACGGCGACGCCCGCAGGCGGCCTTCTTTCGCCGCTGTCCCATCTCGAGGGGGAAAAGGAGCGCTTTGCGGATGTTATTCCGGATAGTGCTGAGTGATTGGAGGCAGAGAAATGGCAGAGCAGAAATATCCGCAAAGCGCGGAGCCGAATGAATACCGATACATTGATTTTGAGTGGCTGAATGAGATCGCCGAGGGGCTGACGGCCGGAGCAGAGAAGCATCCGGGCGAAACGTGGCGGGATATCCCAGCAAAGGAACACGCAGCACGGGCTCTGCGGCATCTTTCGATGTGGCTTGCTGGCGATCGGGATGATACGCATCTTGTCAACGCGAGTATGCGCTGTATGATGGCCCGGGCGATGGAGCGCGATGAACTGGAGCAGGTGAAACGCAAGATAGACGAACTGACGCGCTGGCTGGATAATTTGCCGAGGGTGAGGAGGTCGTGAAATGCGTGAGATCAAATTTCGGGCATGGGATAAGATAGAAAAACAGATGTGTCCGGTGACGCGAATTACTTTTAGGCAACCAGCAGGTTATGATTTTATCAATGTGCGGATTAAGTGGAACGGTAAAATCGTAGATCAAGGTGGATTTATCGGGAAGGATAACACCTACATTTTGATGCGGTACATCGGCGCGAAGGATAAGAACGGCGTCGAGATTTACGAGGGTGACATTATCCGGTCCCCAGCTGGTAAGGATTATTGGATTCGATGGAGCGAGTTGACCTACCGATTCGTTGCGGAACCGATACCCGCGAATCGATTAGAGGCACAGCTGGTTAGCCGGACAATCTCAAACTATGAGGTTGTTGGGAATATCCGCGAGAGCCCGGAATTTGCAAACTGGGAGGGAACAAAGATTGACTGACATAAAACAAGTGCGGGCGTACCTCTGGCGTGTCCGTGACGCAGAGCGCGAGCTCAAGCTCCTTGAGCAGGAGTACGAGCAAGCGAAAGCCGACATCTTGCACCTGCAGGCGATCCAGTATGACGCGGATAAGGTCAGCGGAGGCAAGATCGGAGATCTTTCCGATGCGATCGCGGCGCTGGAAGGATACGCGGAGCGCGTTAATACACAATGGGATCGGCTGATTACATTGCGCAAGGAAGCGGGGGCGCTGATTGAGCAGATTGAGGACGGGCGTTATCGTGAGGTGCTGAAACGTCGGTATCTGTGGGGCCAAAGCTGGGAGTATATTGCTATCGGTATGGGCTATAGCTTCCGGCAGGTTTTGCGCCTTCACGGCAGCGCATTGGGGGCATTTTCGAAAGATGTCATAGAATGTCACATAGAACCTGTGCTATAGTATAAGCTGTGAAGAATAGGGGTACTGCATACGCGGTGCCCTTTTTGCATGCAGGAGGCTTGACTATGCGTCAGGATAAGGATGTTGACATCTTGTGCCGGAAGTGGCGGGACATTCTAAGGCTCAATGACTGGGATGTTGCCGTTGAACTGATACGGGAAAGTGAGTTTAGTGAGCCAGACCGTGCTGGGGAAGTGTATATTACGCTTTCCAAGGGCGAGGCGTTAATTCGTCTGTTGGACCCCCTGATTCCAACGCAGGATTGTCCGTTTCCGTATGATTTGGAGCAAACGCTTGTGCATGAGCTTCTGCATCTCCATTTTACGACATTTGAGCCGCAAGATGATTTAAAGCATGACCTCTGGGAGCGGGCGGTCGAGAGTATCGCGAAAACTCTGATTGCGTTATATCGGCGGATATCAGGGGATGCTCCAGTGAAGGTATAAGAAATCGTAAGAATTAAAAGGCAGGTGGTGAGCGTGTAGATGGCGGATGGACGAAATAATTTAATCCCGGCATCGCAGAGAAGCAAAGAAGAAGCTAGAGAAAACTGGAGAAAGGGCGGCATCAAGAGCGGTGAGTCCCGCCGCCGTAAGAAAGCGCTGCGCACAGCACTCAAGGAGGCAATCTCACTCTCGCTGAAAGACCTTCATCCGGATCTCAAGAACGGCATCATGCGCGCTGCGCGCATCCGGGACGACGGCCTTACGATCGGCGATGCGGTGCTTGGCAGCATCGTCCGGAGCGCCTGCGCAGGAGATCCCAAAATGATGAAGATCCTACTGGACACCATCGGCGAGAGCGCTGACATCCGTCTCCACGAGCGCGAAGTCAAGTTGAAAGAGAAAGCCCTTGACAAGGATCGGACGGAGAGAGCGTCGCCGATCACGTTTGTATTCGAGAGAGGTGATGCGGATGAGTGAGCGGGTTGTCAATGTTGCGGAGCTGATAGCACCGAGCTTTGATAATTTGTTCTACGATGTGCAGGAGCACCGCTATACGCACTATTGGCTCGCAGGCGGACGCGGCTCCACGAAGTCGAGCTTTGTGTCGCTCTCTATCCTGCTCGGTCTCTTGCAGAATCCGGTCTGCCATGTGGTCGTGTTGCGCAAGGTTGCGAATACGCTGCGCAACAGTGTCTATAATCAAGTGGACTGGGCAATCAACGCGCTGGGGCTATCTGATGCTTTCGCGGCACGGGTAAGCCCTTTGTCGTTCGAGCACAGATCTACGGGACAGAAAATCCTGTTCCTTGGTGTCGACGACCGAAACAAGGTTAAGTCACTCAAGCTGCCATTCGGGTACGTTGGTATCGTTTGGATTGAGGAGCTCGACCAATTCACAGGTATCGAGGAGATTCGGAGCCTTTTGCAGTCGCTCCTGCGCGGCGGCGAGCGGTACTGGGTATACTATTCGTACAATCCGCCTAAAAGCCGTAACAACTGGGTCAATGAAGAAGCACTATTCGATCGCGATGACCGTGTTGTGCATCGGTCGACATATCTGGACGTACCGCAGGCGTGGCTTGGAGAGCAGTTCATCGCGGAGGCGGAGCGCCTGCGCGAAAAGAATGAGACGCTGTACCGGCACGAATACCTCGGTGAGGTCACGGGCACGGGCGGCAGTGTATTTGATAACGTCGAGGGCGTGGAGCTGAGCGATGCGGATGTGGCAAGGTTCGATCGCCGCTACTTTGGTCTTGACTTCGGTTTTGCCGTCGATCCGCTGGCCTTTGTCGCGATGCATTATGACGCCAAGCACGAGGATTTATATATTTTCGACGAGATCTACGAGCAGCGGCTGAGCAACGCCCAGGCAGCGCGGAAGATTCTGCCGCGTCTCTACGGGCATCACCTGACCGCAGATTCGGCGGAGCCTAAGAGCATCGCGGAGATGCGCAGCCTCGGGCTCAATGTGCAGGCGGCACGCAAGGGAGCCGATTCCGTCGATTACGGTATCCACTGGCTGCAGGGGCGCAGACGCATCTATATTGACAAGCGACGCGCTCCGAACACGTACCGCGAATTTGTTGGCTACGAGTACGAGCGCAACCGTGACGGGCAATTTATATCAGCCTATCCGGACAAGGACAACCACGCGATTGACGCGGTGCGCTACGGCACGGAACAGCTTGCGGCAGGTGAGCGCATCAAGGCGCGCCGTGCAAATATCTACTGAGGAGGGACACGATTGGACATCAACGCAATGGCAGAGACCTATCAGCTTCTGCGCGATGCATACTATGGCGATGGGCAATTTAAGGACGGCGGGGCGCTTGTCCGGCATGCCCGCGAAAGCTCGGAGAATTACGCCAAGCGCAAAAAGCTCGCGTACTACCTCAACTACACAGGGCCGATCGTCAATGCATCTGTGGATCCGATTTTTCGTAACGAGATCAAGCGCGAGTACAACGATACGGCGAAATTCAAGGTGTTTCTTGACGATGCTGACCGTACGGGTGCAGACCTGCAGAACTACATCCGCAGACAAGCTATTGCGGCAAAGCTCTACGGCGTTGTCTACGTCATCGTCAATAATGAGCCGGAGATTGGCGAGACCGTACAGGACAGCCTTAATAAGCGGGCGCTGCCGTACCTTGTGCATGTGCTGCCGAACGAGGTCACGCATTGGCGCTTTGACGAGCACGGCCGCATGGTCGAGTTCGGGTACAAGAGCACCGTCAAGGACTCGGAGGACAATACTAAGGCCCGCTACTACACATGGACGGAAACGTCGTGGGCCGTTGCGGACGAAAACAAGCAGATCATCCGGCAGGGGGAGCACGGTCTTGGGCGTCTCCCGGTCGTGCAGTGGTTCGGGCGCAGTAATGACCCGATGGAGGCGCTGCCGCCGCCCGAATTTCTTTCCGTCGCGCAGACCAATTACTACGTCTATCAGCTGTGTAGTTGGCATACGCAGATACTGCAGAATCAAACGTTTAGTATTCTCGTTATGCCAGACAACGGTGCGACGGAGATCACAATCGGCACGAACAACGTGCTCACCTATCCGCCGGAGAGTCAACATCCGCCGAGTTACATATCGCCGGATGCGGCTCCTGCGCAGGTGCTGACCGATCAGATCGACCGACTCATTGGGGAGATGTACCGCATGAGCGGCATCGACTCAGTCATCGGCGTGCAGACCGCAAAATCCGGTGTCGCGCGTCAGTGGGACTTTGAGCGGACGAATCAGCGGCTCGTTGACTTTGCGATCCAGTGCGAAGAGGCCGAAAAGGCAATCGTCGCCCTGTATGAGGCATGGACGGGCGAGGCGATCGGGTATGTCTGCGAATATCCGCGTGATTTCAAGATTTCCGATGTTGCGGACGGGCTTGCGCAGGCACAGGCGGCGCTTGACCTTGGGCTTGACAGCAAAACGTATCAAGTGGAGGTCGCGCGGAAGGTGCTCGAAGCATACCTGCCGAATCTCGAGCCCGCGACGTATGACGCGATCATCAGTGAGCTCGAAGCCGCGGCCGCCGTTATAGAGCAGACGCAGACCTACGGAGACGAAGACGATGAGACAGACAGCGACACGGGCGGAGATAGACGCATTTGAGCGGCGCATCCGTGCGCTGATCGCGGAGGGCTACGCTGTGCCGTTCGCTGTACGGCAAGCATATCGCGAATATCCGGTCATGCGCATACTGTTTGGCGAGTTGATCGATCAAATACGTGCAGAGGCGGAGCGCGGATATGGCGAGGCACTGCCGCAGGGCATCACGGATCGCCTGTTTACGCAGTCCTGGACGCCCGATAATCTGACGCTTTCGGAGCGCACGACGCGCGGGGGAATCCTTGTGCGGGAACTGGTCGCTCGGGCGATCTCGGAGCAGATCAAAAGGAGTGCCACATACCGACAGGCGAGCCTTGCTATCTTCGACGGGTACCAGGAAGCGGGCATTATCCCGACACAGTCCCTTCCGAAATTCCTGCAGGACTTGACGCAGGTTGCTCGTCGTGCAGGTGTCCCGCGCGGCGAGATATTGGCCGCGCTAAAGCCCATTCGTCGGCAGATTGCAAAGGGCACAACCGCAGGCATGCGTGCAGCATATTCGCAACTGGTTAATGCGCTGGAGGATCAAAACGAAAAAGCGCTCGATAAAGCGATATATGCTGCCACGCAGGAGCGGACGCGCTACTTCGCCGATCGCATTGCACGGACGGAGATGGCGCGGGCGTACCAAGACGGTTTTTTGCTCAAATGGGATAACAACGACGACTGCATCGCCTATCAGTGGCGACTCTCGGGGAGGCATCCGCGTTATGACATCTGCGATCTATACGCCAAGGCGAATCTCTACGGTATGGGGCCGGGGATATTTCCGAAGGACAAGGTGCCGCGTTTGCCGGCGCACCCGCACTGCATGTGCTTCCTGAAGCCCGTCATCCGCGGAATGATCGACAACGAGGAGCCGATCGATCGTGTCGAGGAGGGCGGCAGAGAATATCTTGACAGCGTCAGCCTGCATCATCGGCAGATGCTCCTTGGTGTGCATGGCGTCAAAGACGTGATGGGCGGAAAGGTCAGCTGGACGCAGAAAGCACGCGGATACGGCGGCAAAAAAATTGACAGC